ACTCCCCGGATCGTTGTCGCTCACCCAAGAGATCGCAGCACCGACAGCCGTGATGGTCTGCGGCACCGGCACACCCGGCGTCGTCGTGCTGAGAGCTAGCCCGTCCATCGACAGCTCAAGCTCCGTCTGGCTGGTGAGCGCACTGCTCCCGGCCATCGCGTAGTGGACGGGGCGGCAGCCGGGCACGAAGCCCGCGCGGCGGATCTCGTTCTGCACGCCGCGGCTTGGGCGCACCAGCCCGGGGCGGTCGCGGTCCACCTTCTCGTGCCGGCCGACCGTGAAGTCACGTCGCGCCTTCTCGTGTGGTCCGTCAGACGCCATCAGGCAGGCCCATACCCGGTGAGTTGGCCCAGCGCGTCGAGCGCGCTCGGCTGCGCGCCACCAACAGGCGTGCTGCCCAAGGCCTGTGCCGTCTTCGCCTGCTGCTCCATGAGCAGAGCCTGCTCCTTCGCGGCGTTGGCCTCGTTCCGCTTCTGGCGGATCAGAGCCACTTGCTCGCTCGGGACGATCTCGTCCGGGTCGATGCCCAGCCGGTCCGCGTAGTGCTCGACCCAACGGTCCGTATCGACCTTGTCGAGCACGTCCGGCTTGATCGGATACAACTGGCCCACGGCGAACATGAACCGGTCCATGCCGTTCGCGCCGATCGCCTTCTGCGCCTGCGCCAGCACCGAGACATACTCGATGTTGAGCATCACGCCGGACAGCTCCTCGGGAGGCGGCGGAAGCGCGCCACCCTTCAGCATCTCCTGGAACAGCATGTCCAGCACCGGGCCGTGCATCTCGCGCTGGATCGCCGCGGTGACCGGGCCGAGGAGCAGCATCTTCTCCTCGCCACGCGCCTTGATCTCTTCCGCGGTGCGCTGCGTGCTGTCCAGCCCGACGAATGCCTGGAACAGATCCGCGTAGAAGCTCTCCCGGATCTGCTGCCGCACATCGTTCTTCGAGAGCAGCAGGTGGTTGATGTCGAGGCTGACCCTCCACATCTCCTGCACCTTGCTCGCCGGGTTCGCCAGATCGACCGCGGTGAACCCGCCGGGCAGCCGGTCCACGTCCTTGTCCTTCAGGCCGCTCGGACCCTGCAGCGGCGGCTCGACCCCATACTCGATGGCCTTCGCTTCCTGCTCGGCCATGAGCTGCAACTGCTTGATGTGCCCCAGGCACTCCATGCCCGGGCCGTTGCCGTAGACATCGCCGCCCGTGGTGTCCCACCGGGGAGCGATCACCGGGAACTGGTCGAATCCGTCTTCGCTCAGGAGCTGGTCGTCGCGGGCAGCCGCCTCGAAGTAGATGCTCTGATACTTCTTGTTGCGCCCGTCGCGCCGCATCGGATTGCGGTCCTTCCGGGGCTCGATCGCGTGGATCACCGTGAACCGGCGATCCAGCCCTTCCTGCTTGCTCCAGGCCTCGCGCACCGGGTCGCTGCAGTTCTCGACGCCGAACTGCTCGACCATCTGCGCCACGGTCATCTGGAACTCGCGGTAGCACACGTCGATCTCGCCGCGTGAGTTGTCCGCGAGGACGAACTGCCCGTTGGTCACCGGGTGGTGCCACAGCACGTGCTCGAAGTCCGGCTGCATGATGCTGACCGCGGTGCCGAACGCGATCATCTCGTCATACATCTTGTGGAACACCCGGTAGGTGTTCCCCGCGTGCAGCACCCGGTGCATGCGCTCCGTCACGTCCTTCAACCAGAGCTTCACCGGGTGGAACCGCGACAGCTCGACATCGGCCAACGTCAGCGCGAACCAGGGGCGCGCCTGACTGTTGTTGTAGCTCATCATCCCGGCCGAGAGACCACGCGCGTAGCGGGTCGCCGAGCTGTCGATGATCTTCGAGTTGCGCTTCGCCCCTCGGTTGGTCTCGCTCAGGTTGTAGCGCCCGGCGTAGGGCAGCAGGTAGTCGGTGATCTCGCTGCAGTGCGTATCCCACTCGGACCGATCCTGCTTGAGCCCCGCGTGGCGCTGCAGCAACCTCTTGCGGACCCCCTCGGCCATCAGACATCCCCCAGGAGTCCAGGCTTCCGGTTCGTCCGGGTGCCACCACCCAACATCGTGCTCGCAGCACCACCGGTCAGCCCTTGCTCGAACGAGAGGATGCCGGAGATGTCCGGCGCCTGCCGGTTCGCTGCCGCTTGGGCCATGTCAGCCTGTCGGCGCTGCGACAGTGCTGCGCTCTCGGCCTGCTGCTGCGCCTGCTGCTGCCGGCGCACGCCGGCACGCTGCGCCGCGGCGCCACGTTCACCGCTGTAGACTGCGTAGGCTGTTCCGGCGATCAACGCTGCGGTTCCGAGAGCCATCAGACCTTCCTCGTGTAGAGCACTTCTTCCGCGCGGTAGCCTCGCCCGTTCAGCAGGTGGTCGAGCGGCGAACCCTTCTTCGCGTGCCAGCACACGAACCGGGCGCCGCGCTTCGCGGCTTCCACCTCAGTCTGCTCGACCAGATCCCGGCCGGCGCGACCATGACCAGGGAGCACGAACAGCGACTCGTTGTGGTAGTAGAGCACCTCGCGGCAGTGCATGTGCCGCGACACCGTGCCCACGCTGTAGCCGACCATCTCGTTGTCCTCCGTGAAGGCACCGAGGACCAGCAACCAGCCCATCTTCTCCAAGGCCTCGTAACGCTCCCAGTCCGGGTCCAGCGGCAGCAAGTCTTTGTAGGGCGTGACCGAGTCCCAGTTGGCCGTGGTCAAGTCCTCGCGGGCTTCAACCTCCGCGATCGTGGCCAACCGGATCTCTGTTACGGCGGTCCGCATTCGCCCGGGATGCTATCCACGGGCGAGGAACGCTTCAAGCCGGGCGATTACAAGTCCAGCTTCCTGCGGCTCACCCCGGCCGGGACATCGCCCCAGGCCCAGCGCAGGCGCACCACAACAGCGCGCCGGTCCGCCAGCCAATCCACAGCGAACTCCTCGGCCGCGTGGTTCGGCATGTCATCCGGCGGGAAGTAGCGACTCTGCAGGATCGCGAGCTTGTCCCCGTCGCGCCACTCGATCAGCAGGCATGGGCCATCCATGGAGCACCAGTCTACCGTCGCCCGTTGCCGCGTGCGAACGGGTGGTACCGGCCCCCGCGGGGTTTGTCGGGTCTCGACCTCTCCGCGAAGAGATCCAGGTCCGGCGGCACGTCCGCGGCGAACGTGAGGCACAGTGCGTCAGCGATGTCGGGAGACCCGTAGGACGGAAGTCGTTCGCGGATCGAGTCCTTCGGCTCCAGCACCACCTGATCCTTGGTGTCGAACCAGAACGTGGGTGTGGACAGCTCGCGCACCAGCACGTCGTTCGTTGGGATGGCGCCGCCTGCCTCCAACCACTTCCGCATCTTCCACCACATCTCAGCTCGGCGGTTCGAGAAGCCCGCGGTGGTCGCCTTGCCGCCGAACGGCACTTCCACCACTCGGTGGTTGAGCTGCTTCAACCGGTCGATCACCCCAGCGCCAGCGCCCGCGTCGATGAACACCACCGCCGGGTGCCAGCGGTTGATCTCTCGCGCCACGATGTCCGCGAGTTCCATGTTGTCGATGCCGCTGTAGGCCAGTGGGTCGAAGCAGCACAGCCCCTGACGCCGCACGATCACGCTGCGGTCGCTACCGAAGCGCGCCGGGTCGACGCCGAGGATCACGGGCGACCCGGTGATCACCCTGTCATTCGGGTTGTAGCCTCGCCGGGAGGCGGCAACCGCGAGGGACAGCGGGATCAACTGGTCCTCGCCTTGCGCCTCGAAGTCGCACAGGTATTCGCGAGCGAACACCACGGGGTTCGTCGTGGCCTCGATCGCCTTCACCTCCTCCACGGGCAGCGCGTCCACGTCCCACACCGTCCACTTCTTCGCGAACCAAACGTCAGGCTGCTTCAGCGCATCGTAGTAGAGCTTCGAGAACAGGTTCACGCCCTTCGGCGTGCCGATGAAGATGGCCCATCCGTTCCGGTCGGCCAGCATCGGACGCAGCACCTCGTCCCACACCATGGGCGGCACCTGCGCCACCTCGTCCACCACCACGCCGTCCAGGTGGATGCCGCGCAGCGAGTCGGGCTCGTTGGCGCCGAACAACCGGATCTTCGCCCCGTTGCCCTTGAGCTTCACCCAGGTCTCGCTCTCGTTGATGTCCACGCCACCAGCGTCCGTGAGCGGCTGCAACTTCAGCTTCAGTCGGTCCCACAGGTTCTGCTTTGCCTGCTTCAGCTCCGGCGCCACGTAGGCATACAACGGCAGCGGCAGCTTGCACTGCGCCGCCCGGTCGATCAGCTCCATCATGGCCAGCTCGCTCTTGCCGGATCGCCGCGGCACCACGAGCACGTTGAACCGCTTGAACCTGTTGTGGCAGAACTGCTGCCACTTGCGCGGCACGTAGCTCAACCCCACGGACTTCTTGTTGACCGGTTCTTGCGCCATCAGTTCCTACAGATCGCCTCGGTGCGCCACTTCGTCTCCTCGATCCAGTTCTCGTGCGGGTTGCCCCCGACGAACAACGGGCCGCACCAGACCTCGGTCGGCGGGGCCTGCAGCAACTTCGTCGCGGCGTCCACCAGGGCTTCGAGTTCCTTGTCGTTCATGTCACCCTCTCCCGTAGACCTCATTGGTCCGGTTCGGCCATTTGATCGACGCCACACCGTAGACTGCGAGGTTCGTCTTGAACTCCTCCCATCGGGATCGCGGCAGCTCGGCGTTCAGCACCGCGGAGACCTTGGCGAGCCACGCGCGCACCTCCGGTGTCTCTTCGACACCAGCCTTCGGGTTCAACTCGACGCAGAACAACGGGTCTTCGCTCGTCATGGGTTCAGTCCAACAGGCTTGGGTAGACCTTCTCGGGATTCTGCGCCACGTAGCGCAGCGCGTCTAGTCTGTCGCGGCGAACGCGGCTCCGGATCATCGGGTGGTCGCTGTTCACCCCGGCCTCGTGCATCTCCACGGCTCGCTTCCGTGTGGCCTTCTCGCAGAGCAGCCCCACTTCCATCAGCAAGCGCATTGCGTCGGAACGAGCAATGTTTGG